CCTAGGCGTTATCCCATGCAAAGGCGCTGGCTCTAGGGATCACTGGGTCAGGGTTGGTATGGCGATTAATTCTGCTTTACCTAACGAAATGGGCTTCATGCTCTGGTCAGCATGGTCTGCAGAAGACCCTGATTACGCCGCTGAATGGGAAGACTCCAACCCTTGTGCTGACACTTGGAACACCTTTAAAGGCAATGGCGTAGGCATTGGAACCCTTATTCATTTAGCTGACAGGGAGGATCCCAAGCGGCTTAGGTTTTCAGACGACCTGGCCCAGGCTGTCAAAAAAGCAGAAGACAAAGTAATTCAAGAGTTCAAAGACTCAAGAACTACTTACGAGAAGTGCATGGAAGACCTTGCCGTAATTTTTCAGCTTAAAAATCCAGCTGAAGTGCAGTTCAAATTGCATCAGCTGGCTCTTAGCTGCGGCTTTAGGGATGGCATGGCCTTAGAAAAAATGTGGGTCGATCATCAAGCCTTTATTCTTGACACTAAAAAAATGACAGCAGCTGAATTAAAAGAAACTGATTACAAGCGCGATTACATCATTCCAGATGTTTTGCCTCATCCTTCTGTCGTTCTTGTCTACGGGGCAGGTGGTGACGGCAAGTCAATGTCAGCTTGGGCTATAGCTAAAAAAATTGTTACTGGAGAGTCTTTTGAGGTTCGTGGTGCTCACGTCCCAGTCAAAAAAGGCAAAGTCCTCATCCTGAATGGAGACCAGCCATTGATGCAAATCAAAGAGCAGCTAGAAGAGATTGATTATCCAATGGATGAAAACACGATTATTCAGACTGACTGGCAGTTGCAAAATTATGCTCAGTTTCAAATACTGATGCAGGAAGTAAAGCCAACCCTAGTAATCATTGATTCTTTGATTGGCTGCAGTGGGGGGAAAGCTTTTGACGAAAACAAATCAGATTTTGCCTCACCTCTGTACTGGCTCACTAGAAACAATGGGGTCAAGAACAAGGAAGGCAAAGAGCTGTTCCCTCCTTCGACAATTCTGATCATTCATCACGCAAACAAGAATGGAGGCTTCAGAGGCACTACAGCCATTCGTGACGCTGTTGACGAGACTTGGGCACTGAAGAAGCCGACAGATGAAGAGAAACGCCTTGTCGGCCCTAATAGCCGCCTTATAACCGTTGAGAAGTCTCGCTCAGGGCGCTCAGGCACTCAGCTCGAAATGCGTATGGAAGAAGATCTTTCCTTCAGTATCAGAGATTTCGTTCCAACAGGGGGAAACAGCGGCAGCTCGCCTGCTTCTGTTGTTGATCGAGTCTTGCAACGCCTTCGTGCCTGTCACCCAGAGACACGCACCAGGGAAGAACTTTTCTACGACTCTTTGATCAAAGGCTCAAATGACGCTATTCGCAAAACGCTCCAAAGGCTTGAAAAGAAAGGGCTCGTAGTCTCTTCCGTCCCAGCAAACTCTCAAACCAAGAGTTATAAGGCTGTTCTTGCGCGTGGAGAGATAAAAGAAGTGTCCCAACCAATAGGACTTTCTTGTGCTGGAGCGGGTTCTACCCTGGGACAACAGCCTGAGACATCGCTTACTTGTCCCACCCTTTTAGAGGGTTCTGTTGAGATTGATATTGGAGCGGAAGACCTGGGACATATCTAGCTGTCCCAACCCCTTGTCCCAACCCTCTTTAATTGCTATTACTGGCTTTTGGCACGGTTGGGACATATACGGCATCTATACGCGCGAGAGCACTTTTGTGAATTGGAGCGAAATCCTTAGCAACGCTGGCATCCCTAATCCTCCGGGCTACCTTGAAACCGTTGCTCTAGTACGCTCCAAACCAAGAGTTAAATCGTCCAACAAATCCAAGAAACCCAAAAAGAAACCCGTAAAATCACGGAATGAAAAGAGTCGAAACCTACCTTCCGGAAGACATCGCCAAACGTCTTTCTGAACAAGCAGAAAGTATTGGCGTTAAGCGGTCAGAATTGATTCGCGAGCTTCTCACCAATTCACAAACAAGCTTCAACATTACGCCTGATGATTACAACAGAGCTGTTGTTAGAGTTCGCAAGCGTTGTGGCAATTTGCTGGGGCGTCATCAGGCTGAAAGCCTTGTGGCATCAGTGTTCACAGAGTTTTCAGGAGCAAGTCTTCGTGCAGCAAAAAATTAATTTTTACTATTGCCAAGTCGAAGACGAAGACAACCACTTCCCGCTTGCCATTGCTCGATTTACCGCCTATGACGATGACCATAGGCCACTGTCAGTAGAGCAAGTTACTTACGAAAGTAACCCTCATTATTTTCAAGAACAAGTCTCTGCAGCTTTATCTTGCGGGGTAGACGTAAGCATAATAACTGCCACTCCAATGGAAGATTTTGCTTGGATCAGCAAGCTTGCTAGGTACGCTTGAGATAACGTTCCACAAAACACTGGTTGGAGCGATAATTCATGCCTCTTCCAAAATCAGGACGGCAATTGATGTTGGATCGTCTTTACCTAGCGGTTAGGTCAGCAACAACAGCTGATATTCAAAGGGCCGCAATGCTTCTTGAAGGGGCCAAAAAAATTAGATCAGGCTCAAGTCGCCAACGCTCTTCTGCTCGATCAGCACAAGCAAGTGCTTGGAAGAAAAAAGTTGACGATTCAATATCATGGTAACGTTACCTTATTGTGCCACTCCGTAATGGCTAATAAGCACGGACACCGTTTCCGCTTTAGCGTTTTGTTAGACGAAGACTATGCTGCTTGTTTGATCAAACAAGCAAATTCTCAAGAAATTAAGCCATCCTCTCTTATAAGAGACCTTGTTTGCGAACGATTTGGCAACGCTGTTCGTCGCGCAAAACTTATTTCAGACGCTAACGCTTGCCTTGAAGAACTAAAAAATAACTGATTCCAACTCAGTAACACGCATCACTGCTTGCTTAAGCAACTTGCCTTGATGCCACTGTTGACGCGCCATAGCAACGCATAACCGAGACAACACATCAATGTTCTCGCAATCCTCAATCTCCCTAATGCTCCGTTCCAACGAAAGCTCTTCTTCAAGGCTCTGTTCGACCACCATCCAGTCGAAACTCTCGTAAGGCTCGCTTTTCGGAAGCATAAGGTTCCTCCGTCTTAAATCGTATGTAATCACCTATAGCGGGGAATAACCAGTCCTGCACTGGCAGACAGGCTTCCCAATTCACAGGTTGAACGCAGTTCATCACAACTGTTGTCCAAAACGCGCTGACATAACCCCAGTTCATGCAACGCTCGGCATCACCGTTAAATGATTGTTGTAATTGCCTGTTACCGCATAACTACGCACTGGAACGCTGTTCATTACGTGAAACACCATCTGACCAATTTTTAATCCTGGATACAAAGGCAAATCATGGTAACGACGCTCATTTTTTAATTCGAGCGTGAGCTTGCTTCCATGCCAGCCTGGATCGCACCAACCAGCAAGAAGATGATTAAGGCCCTCTCTGGCACGGCTTGACTTGAGTACAAACTGAGCGGAGATGTCGTTAGGGAGATTAAATTGCTCACGTGTCTCAGCCAGGCAAAAGCTGCCGGGCGATAGCCAGTACGGATCATCCTTTGTTGCTTTCGCAATGTCTACCCGAAACAACTCCTTATGCGTTGGTGACTCACACATCAGGTAATCACCCAAAAGCACGTCAAGGCTTGCTGGATTGACTAGCTCTGGGTCAAAAGGACACACCATCCGACCGCCCTCACAATGAGAACGGATCTCCCAATCACACAGAACTGCCACGCCCTACAGGCAAAAACGTACCTTAGCTCTCATCAACAAGAATCACCCAGCCCGTTCCAGGTCCGTCAACTTCCCAACGCGGACTAAATTCAGACTGCCTTACTTCGACTTGCTCTCCTCCTGCAGGGCTGAAATGACCACCTTGCAGTAAATCAGGCTTGCCACGCGGATCTTGCATAACCCAGCGTGGATCATTACTGTTCTTGCCCTTATAACCAGTAATCAAAGACCAGTGACCACAGTCGCCACTGTCGCATTGTGGTTTGTCAATACTGCCTTTATGCAACCAACCTGCTAAAACCGGCCTTCCCATTTCGATCTCCATCTCAATCATTTCGGCATCACCATCAATCCGAAACTCAACATTCAAACCCAAGCTCTTTAACGTTTCAATTTGCGCTCCAACAGCTGTTGACGGGCCAAACTTTTCACGGATTTGATTGTATTCATCATCCGTTTCAACACGCCGATAGGCTGCGGCGACCATTGCTGCTGCTGAGCTGAAGCACTCTCGATACCCTTGACCACTGGCATTGTCGAGCTGGCTGAAATAAGGGGTATAGACCTCTTGATCAATGCCTGATGCTTTCCACGCATCAAACCAAGCGGCATCGTCCTCAAGTAACTCTTCAGGCAGGGACTCTTCAAGCTCTTTAATAGCGGCAAGTTGGTGAGGAGTGCCACGAAACCAATGGAAGAAGGGCAGTAACGATAAGGCCACGATTACGAACCAAACCCACATTTATTTTTCAACTCGCATACCTGGAAATAAATTGACTTTGACGAAATCCACCACCTTGTCGTCAACAGTGTTGTCAGTGGTCTTGCAGTATGCAGTCAAAAGATCAACGACTAATTTCTTGACGCCATCTGATTGCAAGAAACGAAACAAGATTGGCCGGATAAGCAGAAGCATCAGAAACCTGCATTTCCCAAAATTCTAAACGCGGTTTTGATGACCCTCAAGCCTGGCGACATTCTGCTCTAGATCTGAGATTCGAGCGAATAGCTCCTGATCCCTTACGCGCAGATCAGCGTGGAGCACATCCATTCGTGACGCTAAATTATCGACAGCTGAAGTCAGACGCACCAACGAATCCCTTCCATGCTGTGTCTCACGGTTGGCACCTTTGATACCAGAGGC